TCATATATGTAAGTATTTATACTACAATATACCAAAAATAAATCATATAACCAAGAAATTTGGCTGCGGATTTCCCATTTCGACATCTTTATCTTTTTTACTGTATCTGAGTAATTAATTCAGCCACATACTACCTCACGGTGCATGCTTAGTAGATAAAGCTTTAGGGGGTCCCCGGCAATTTAAGACGTTTTACATATACATTACTGTATAAGGAGCCCTAATTGAGCTCATGCTTCAAAAGACCAATTGTGTGTTCTTCAGATAAAGGATTAACAAAATCAGGATTAATAGCCAACTGCACACCAATGCCATTTTTACTGACACCAGCTGTTGGAATATCTTTTCTATATTTTTTGTTAAGACCAATCAAGAACAATCCATAAAAAGGTTCACTAAATATCAATAGCTTAGAAGCTTTTGATACCTTGTCAATTACTGCTTGCATTTAGGCCATTTAATTTTAATAGATGCATCCAATATTGGTAATGATAGTGCATCTAATGATTGTGTAACTAATTTTTTAATAGAATGATGGAAGTACTCTTTGAGAATTTCATCCTGAATTAATTCTACATTTAAGCTAATCTTTTTATATAGATTATTAAATGATAATTCTACAAGATTAACAGAGTCAATTTCAAAATAATTTAAGAACTCTCGTCTTTTATCAGAGTTAAGATTTTTAGAAAGTAACATTATATAGATAACATTAAAATTTAAATTTTTAATATTATTTACTGCAACTTCATAATCTTCATTACCCGCATTAAGCATACGTTCTAATTCTAATAGTTCTGTAATGGAAATTTTCATATTAGTCATTTATTTCTAGAGTTTTTTTCATCCAATCTGGACGGGACTTACTATTTAGATGAACAATCCATTCTTTTGCTGAAGGAATATAATTATTACAGTCCTCCTTTACATGTTGTTCACCTACATATCTTGTATATACAGTTTTACCATCTGAGTTGATAAAACTTTTTCCAAATACTTTTTCTGCTTCAAAGATTCCTTCAGAATGATGACGGAATAACCTATGATTTGAATGACCAAGCCAAGCTTTAGTCTCATCAAACCACTCATGATACTTCAAGTACTCCTCAGGTTTACCGCCAAACTTTCTTGCAGAGCTTTTAGCATGCAAGTTTGGATGGGCCATTATATATCAAATATTGATACATCTTCCCAGCTATAGTCATCTATAGTTCTTTGACTATACTCTACATCAGCTGTTATTGACTCAAGATTAATGTATATTTTGCCATAACCGCCTTCATTATTATACCAATCAGCTCCTTCAATACATTCATCAATTAATGTATAACAGTTACTTTCTAACGTATTATAATCTTCATTAGATATATAATCTTTCCTATCGGATATATAATCATCATCTGCATAAAGATTTACTTCATCAATATCTCCTGAATCACCAGAACCAGAAAAAGTAATTTCAATTTTTGTTACGCCCTTATCTTTTAGGTTTACTAAAAGAGGTAACATGTTTTGGTTAAGTTTTGCCATTTGGATTTATTTCAATTATTACTCCTGGATTATTTTTATCATATTGATAATCAAAAAACACTGGTTTAATGAAGTCAACATTATCGTCTTCAATCCAGCCATATGTAACCATATCATCTTGTACAGTTTGTGCTGGATTAATATAATCAAACTTATGTTTGGTTCCCCTAATAAATGTTAGGCCTATTTCTACAGGAAATTTGTGCTTAGCTAATTCAGCTTTAAATGCATCAGCATATTGAAGATAATAAGGCTTAGCAATTTTTCTGTAATTAACTACTGTTTTACTGGCAATAAAGTATTTGCCTGTCCACCGTCTACCATTTTTAGATGACGGTACACTTCCTGGTATAAAAAATTTCATATTTTATATAATGCTTTTTTTAAAAGCGGTTTTAAATGTTCATGTGTTGTAATAAAACCATATTCCTTTACTGCATCTGATACATCTTTACTTATAGTTAAACTTACGCCATTGATATCATATGTTTCTATATATTTTTCAATAGCTTTATGACCAGCTTCATCATTATCAAAAAGAGTAATAATTTTTTTGTATTTTTCTTTTAGATTTTGAATAATATAAGCTTTAATTATGCTATTTTCACTGTCAGGTGCAATAACTTCTATATTATAACCAAAACCTTTTAAAGACATTGCATCTTTAAGGGATGAACAAATAACTAGATTAGGTTGATTATATTTAAGTTGATCAAGTCCTTGAATATGTGACTTGAGCTTATGAAACTTATGCTTCTTTTTAAAAGGTTGATAGATTTTATAAGGAATACCATCGTTATCACAATAAGCATAAATGTGCTCACCTTCAATTTTTAATTTACTGGTAGTTCCATCTTCATCTTTAAGCATAGTATAGTATTCAAGAGGCTTAACATTATATTCTTCAAGCATTGTTTTACCTATCCTATAACTCAACCAATAAGCAGAATCTAAAGTATTCCATTGTCTTGGACTAATACTACCTAGTTCCCATTTATTATCTGGATTAAGCTCAATAGATTCAGTTCCTTGATTCTTTATATAGACATTATAATCATGTACAAGTTTATCACAAGCTGTAGCATAGTCAATATTAAACAACTCCATGACTAGGGTAATCTTATTACCAAACTTACCAGTTGAAAAATCTTTAAATAAATACTGCATTTGAGATCTATCTACATAGATGCAGAAACTAGGAGTTCTTTCTGTAGAATTCCAAACGGATTTTATTTTAATATTTTGTCCTGTAAGTTTTTCATGAATTTGCAAATAGTATTGAAAAGCCCAATAGCTTGGAACTTGATTTATTTCAACAATAATATTTTTTGTGCTAAACATAAATTAAAAAGGGAAGATCAAAAGACCCTCCCTTTTTTAATTATCAGTACTACTTATAGATCAAAATCATCTCCGTTTTTACTATCTGTAGGTTCAAAATTACCCGCAGATGTTGATTCTTTCTTTACAAGTTTTCTTACATGCTCCTCATAATTAAAAGTAAGCAATCTACCTGCAGTAGAACCAACAGCTTCAAGTGGTAAACCTGTTTTAGATAAACGAGGTAAGTGTAAATCTACATTTACATAACCATCATTATTTTCCCACTCACGGCCACCAATGCAAGCATTGATATAATCAGTGTTTTTGAAAATTTGAGAGCAAGCTTTTGAAAATTGTTCAAGAGAATTAGCTTCAATCATATCTACTTCATCTCTTTTACCGGTAACATCTGCTAAGAAAGCAATTGCTTTTACCATTTCATCTGCAGCTACAATTTTTCTCCCTGTAGTAAGAGTTGTATCCTTATAAGGATACGGGGACATTCTAACACGTCCTACTTGACCTACATAACGTGGACCATTAGGATTGTTAGCATCTACTAAGAAACCTTGAAATTCTCCACTAACTGGTTCTGTTTCTACATTTAATGTAATGTTAAATGCTTGTGGATCATAAGGAGTAGGATCAAAGCTTAAGCTATTGATTTTTACTTTGTGATTACCTGGTCCAATAACTGGACTTACTTTGTTTGCTGATACGTTTTTTGTACTAAACATTTGATTTGATTTTAAAATTTAAAATTATTATTCATTTTCATACTTCTGGATACATTCTTTGACATATTGAAGATCATTCGGGATCATCTCTTCATCAAACATACCCATTGGGGATTTACAGGTTGTCTCACCATCTGTTTGTGTTGCAAACATATAGTTCATTTTACCATTTTCTTCTTTAATTACTTTACCAAATAAAACAATTGAGAATAAGCCCTCTAAGGTAAGGGAATTATCGATCATTTTTCCAACAGTTTTAGCTTTAATTTTACGTTTACCATTAATATCAGTGCTATCTTCTGAATGTGTTAAGAAAAACACATAGAGATTATCTCTGAGATCTTTTGGTGCTTTAGCAACGGCTGCAAGGTTTGCAGCAATAGAGGTAAATTTATCATCGGTGATTCCATATACTTTCATATATAGCCGGACTATATCATATTTCATTTAATTATAAACAAAATTCGCCTCTTTAGTCTCTGAACCTTCATCCTTTTTCAAGGAAGCTTGGCTGCGGATTGTCCATTATTATCTCATAACTTTTTACCATATCATTGTGATTAGCAATGCCCTTAATTATATTACTATATTAAGTTGGTATTATGAACTTTAGGATGTCCCCGCAATTTAAGCGATTTTACAAGGGCATGATTAATTCCACCCTTTCTCATTTGCTTTGTCAAAATACTCAAAGCTTGACATATACTGCCACGTATATTGTTACCCTACAGGCTCTTTATCCTGTAGATCTATAGTTTTATATTCCCATTTAAATCCATATGCATGATTACGCAAACCTCTTAAACAAGATGATATATTTTTTTTATAATTTATATCACCTAGTGCTAGTGCTGCAGTTGTTGTTGAATCCCAATTTTTTAGTATTATACCATCTAAAGTATATTGTGTAATTGGTTTAAAAGCTCCTTTTGCCGCATTAGCAATCCATTCTGTTGAATGAGATCTTGTGTTTGCCTTACTTATTTTTAACTTTGTTTCTTCCTTATGGTAAAATTTTGGACGCACATATGTTGTACCTCCAGATCCACCTTTAGTAGAATTAACTAAATCAAATCCCCATTGTTTAAATTGTTCTATGTAAAACATTTCTGTTTCATACCTTTTGTCATCAGGTACTTCATCTAATAATTTAATTATTGGTTTTAAGTTTTGCTTTTTCAATGATTTTATCCACGTTGCCCTTCTATTATTTACTTTTTTAAGGTAATATGAAGAGCAATGATCATATAATCTTGATTGCAACGTTCTCATTGTTACACCTATGTATCTTATTTCTGAGTTTACAGGGTGTTCTAATGTATATATGTAAGCCATACTGCAATATACAAATTTTTCAGACGATTTGCAAGTTTAAATGTTAATTTTAGTTATATCTATAGTCCAGACTATCTCTTCATAAAAGTTAATGAGGTTGACCTCCCTTTATGTTACGCACTCTTGGTACTTCATTGTCTCCAACTTCACTTGGTAAGACTGTATGTACTAGTCGTTGATCCTTTACCATATTTCTATGGCACTTGGAACAGGGTTACCTTCTACAAGGCTTTCCCAGATTCACGTAATTTAATGATGACTAGCAATTTTTATCATCAATAACTAAGTTCTTGATGTGTGGCATTTTCTCATTAACATGCATCATTGCTTTTAATACACCAGGACCAGAAGATACATTTAAAAGATTTCCTTTAGGATTTTCTTTGTCTAAAAGTGCATACTTACTTTTCCAACCTTTAAAAGGCAAAGGTTTATTTGCAATGTTAATGATTAATGTTTCATTAGGATCTAAGTTCCTAATGGATGTTGATTTACCTGAGCCGGACTCAGCGATTACTAGAATTGATTGTGCCATTATTTTGTTTTTACTATTTCTATTAGTTTATCTAAGCATGCTTGTTCTGCTTCTTCGAATGTTAACTGTTTACCATTACCTCTTTGCATATCGGGTGATTCAGCTTTCCATTCTTTAGTATATGATACATCTACAAAAGTTATTTCATAAATAGCATCAGACCATTCTCCAGGATCATACTCATAAGAAGGAGACCATGTTATTTCTGCATGTATATTATACTTCTCTCTAAACCATCTAAATGCTGCTGAGTAAGTTGGTGCTTGTATAAACATACCTTTATCATACTGCCTTGTATCATTAAAGATTTGTTGTACCAGTTGTTTATTTTCAGTAAACCATAGAGCAAAACAAGGTTCATCAAACCCAAGTTCTTTAAGAGCTAATGATTGTTCATAAGGGATAAATTCTTTATTCATTGGTTTTAGTTTTACAGATTTCAATTAGTTTTTTAAGACATTCAAGTTCTGCTTCTTCGTAGGTTTTAAAATGTAAACTGCTATCTTTTGAATATGAATGTTCATCATTTATTATATTTTGCTCATCATCACAAATATAAAATGCAAATAAACTTTTATCTTCATATCCATTTGCAGGTTCTATAAAACCTAACAGCACATACTTCTCTCTAAACCATCTAAAACATTGTGAGTAGGTTGGTGCTAAAGCAATTATATTTTTAAAATTATGGCACTCATCTTGACCACTAATTTCATACTCCATATCTTCTTTAGTAGTGTATCGACCTATTGTTATTGTATTTGGTAAATCTTCATTTCTCCAATACCCTAAACAAGGTTCATCAAATCCTAATTCTTTTAAAGCTAGAGATGGCTCGTATGGTACAAATTCTTTATCTATCATTATTTTATTTTTTGTTCAATCTTTTCTAATGAATTAGATATCTTTTCTAAAACTTGAATTAATCCATAATAAGAAAATGTTTCATCAGGATCTGGTAGTTCTTCAATTTTTAAAATAGATTTAATTTCTGAATTATTTCTATTAGAAATATCATTTATAATCTTTAATTCAGATACAGGTACTAAATATCTTTCAAATCCTGAATTAGATGTATTAAGTTCATACTCTTCTTTCCAATAAGGATTATATTTTAAAAGATATAGAGTTCTTTTTGGATCTTCGCAATCATAATCAATACTTACAAATTCAGTGTAGATATCTTGTGCTTTTTGAAGTTCACTTAAAAAGAAACTAATATGCAGATCATCTTTATCAGATGGTCTATAGGCCATTTTAGGAATAAATAAAACATCAGGTATTTCTAAAGTATTAAAATACGGTTCATGTTCTTTTTTTAATAAATTTACTTTTTGTTTTCTTTCTTCTGGAGTCATTTGACTTTGTTTTTGATTTTTTTTGGTAGTTATCATCTGATTTGACATGAGGGTGTTTCCATTTCTATAATTTCCATTTGACTAAATAAACCTTTAAAAAAACTCATCCTTGTATCACCATTTCTTGCTTTAAGAAAATGAAATACTAACACACTGTCATCTTCAATAATAAATCTATCCGGTCCATAAAATCTGATTTTTCTATGAGCTGGACGATTTATACCTATTAGAGTATCAGCATGTTGAAGCATTGCATCTGAACCAAATATATCTTGTTCAGTAATGTAATTTCCATATTTGCCATCTATTGCACGTTCAGGATCTTCTACGTTTCTATTTAATTGTGATAAAGCAATAAATAAGCATGGATATTCTCTTTTGCATTGCGTAAAAAATTCACCAAGTTCAAAAAGTACATCTAATCTATCTTTTTGATAAGGAGCTCTTTTTACAAGTAATGTATGATCAAGAGTTATAATAGTTTTTTTTCCTTTATGAGTTTCCATATACATATCAATTTGTTCTCTCATTTGATTTACAGTTAATGGTGTACTAATGACATCTACAGGATATTTTACTCTAAGTTTTGCATATTCATAACATTGATTAAGAGTGTTATTTGATAGTTTAGAACCATTTGCACTGGTTAATTCTTTATAAGGCTTGCCTGTTATAGAAGTAAATTCACGAATAGCTGAATTTCTACCAACCATTTCAAATTGAAATTCTAAAACTCTGAAGTCATCATAAGGATTAAGTACAAAGGATTCTCTAATAATTTGATCTTTAATAAGCGTTTTACCAGAACCAGGTCTTGCTGCAATAACGGTAAGACTATTCCATTCTAAACCATCAACGGTAGCATCATTAAACTTAGGCCAAGGTGTATATATAGATTTTTCTAAACCAGCCTGCCTATTTTTCATGTACTTTAAGGCTTCATTAAATGCAGCATGTTGACCACCCCATAATTTTTCTGATATACTCATACTACTTTATCTTTAAAAAATTTAGGTTCTTCCATAGTAACACCATCTCTAACCATATCACAATAATCAGCTAAAGTTGATTTTTTAACTTTATGCTTATCTTGTTTTGCAATAAAGTATTGACTTGTTTGCATATAAAGATAATTATTGTCTTTGTATTCATTGATATACATCTTAGTTGCTTTGTGTACTTCATTCCAGTTATAATCAAAAGTTTCAAAGAACCATCTGAATGATTCTCCTAAAGCTTTAGTATTATTCCGGGCTGGCATACCACTTGGTAACTTACCTTTTGGAAAACTATCTCTGTATGTTTCAATGTTTTCTACAAATTCTTTTCCCATTAGCTGAATATTTGTCCTTTTTTTTGCTTTAACAAAATAATTATCCAATAAACTAATAAAAAACATTCCTTCACCTGTAATTTCTATTACTTTTCTTTGATCTTCAATATTATAAGTAATAAATTCAGCATCAATTAATTCATTAATACAATCTTCTTGTTTAATAAAAGGACATTGAACATTTTCTTTAATTGAAAATAAAAATAAACAAGCATTAGGTGATATTTTATATTCTAGTATTTTTTGTAATAATTCCCACATATTCATTTATTTCATTATATAATTCTTTTACAAGTTTATGATCTGTATCAAAGTAATTATTGATACTTTTAATACTATGAATTACTGTACTATGATCTTTTGACATATATCTAGCAATTTCTGATTTTGAATAGTTATACTTTTTATTAGCTATATATGAAAATAATTGTGAATATAATACCAAATGATATTTTCTGGATTTAGTATTTCTGAAGTATGTTATTTTTTTAAAATCAGGGTAATTTTTTTTTAACTTTAAAATTAGAATAGATTCAAGATCTTCTAGTGTAAGACGTACTAACTCTGTCTCATCAAAAAATATATGAACTTTAATTTTGTAGTTCTCATATAGTTTATCTTTAAATTTTTGTATTTCTTTATACAAATAATTGATTTTTATACTCATAGTTTTTTATCAAATTTACCAAATAATAGGCTTTTTGCCAAGTTTTTGAAGCTTTTTGTTGATAGTTTCAAATAAATTATTGCTGTCCCAGTTACCTCCTGTATAAGCAGCAGATGCCGGATGACTTACTTTTATAACATCATGATTATTAACATATTTAGACCATTCTTCAGCTTTTTTACCAAGAAGAACGGTTATGCAATCTTTATTAGATCTATTTAAGTATTCAAGAAAAAAAGCTGTAAAGCCTTTCCAAATGTGATAATGTGAACCAATGTCTCCAACTCTACATGTAAGTGCAGTATTAAACATAATTATACCTTGTCGGGTCCATTTTTCTAAGTTTGGGTCTCTATTATATCCTTCAGGGTATAATTTCTGTACTTCGTTAAAAATATGTTTTAATGAAGGTTGTTCTTTCATTGTTTTACTACAACTAAAAGCAATACCATCAGCAACATCTTTTTGAGGGTATGGATCTTGTCCAATAATTAATACTTTAACATCATTTGATGGACAAGTTAAAATACCATTAAAACATTCAGTTAGTTTAGGAGTAAACTTATAGCCAAGTGTATGTTCTTGAATTAATTTTTCTATTAAGATTTGAAATTCTAATTGATTAAGAAAAAAATCTAAAGCTTTCCAATTATGATTAATCATGATTTCAGAAAGTTTTTGCTTGATGATTGGAATTTCTATTATTTTTTCCATATTTTTGTTAAAATTTATTTTATGTCAGATAAAAACATCCAACCTATTGAAATATATGACCTTACAAAAAATGTTACAGGTCTTGAAATTAATACAGGTTTTATTTTAGGTCTAGAAAGAATTATTTTATTTTTTTTAACAGAGCATTTTACTGATAAATCTGTTGTTCCTACAATGTTTAATAAATTTGAACAACTTCTTACCAGTAGTAATCCCGAAGAAATTAAACTTGAAGAACTTGAAGTTCATATGTATACTTTATTTGCATTACAACAATTACTAAGGGCTGCTGCTTTTGAACAAAATTTAGTTAAAAAATCTTCAACTACCTTTGATGAATCAAAAATTAAAGATATACTTCAAGCATATATGAATAATGATTCAAGTAAAGTAACAAAACTTTATGAAGAAGCAAAAAATGATTTATTATCTCAAATTTAATTCACTAAAATCTCCTATTTCAATACAAGCTTGAATTGCAAGATTTAGTTCTAATTTATCACAGTCTGCAAAAGATTTACAATACTCTGTTTTATTTCTTGTAAAACATAAACCTGACTTTCTTTTTACCATAAGTTTAATTTCTTCAAATGTATAACCAAGTTCATTAGCTATTTCTCTGCACATGGCGTGTATTCTTGCAAGTTGTGCATTGCTACCTTTATCTGTAGTAACTCCAATAAATAATTCTAAATGAGCACCATCAGGAATAGATTTTAGAAAGTTTTTAAACCTTGTTTCATTAGCTTTTAACGGAAAATAAAGCTCACCATCTTTGACAGTAAGCTTCATAAAAAGATTATCTTTCATATTTCCAATAAAATATGGCTTCCAGCTTGTTCATCACCAGGATCTGAGATAATTATGATGTACTTTTTCATCTTTAAAATAATTATTTTTTTTCTTCTCTATTCTAGCACCAATATAATCTGAATCATAATATTTTGCTAATTCATTTATCCACATTAAAACATCAGCTATTTCATTTTCAATTTGCTGATCATTAAATGCTTTTTTTTTATTTACATTTTGCATCAAAGCAGTTGCAAGCTCACAACATTCTTCTGCCGTTTTCTTTTTTATATATTCAATATTAAAGTCATTTTCAATTGGGTAAAGAAAGTTATTTAT